CTGCAAGCAAATCCTTCCCCACACCACGCCCAGGGTTTCTGTTCTTCGAATGTCGAAACAGAAATCCCCTAACCGTTTGCAGTCTGTTGGAACTACAGCTGGTTCTGGCGATAAGATTGGGTTCCAACATCCAATCGTTCGTCGTCTTCTCAAGGGTGCTGACCGAGCCTTTGATAAGATTTCCTCGCTTCACGAGCGGGAACGCTTCAAGCAGGTCACAACTTCGTTGGCCCTTCCAATGTCTCTCTTGATTTCTCTTGAGAACTGGAATGACTATCGAAAGAGAGGGAAGTTTCTGGAGTCCTTTGTGGAGGGAATTGAATTCCTGTCCGGGTTGGACCTTTCCTCAGATGAGCATATCGACTTCATCAAGTTCGATTCTGCTTATCTTTTCCAGAGGGCCGTCGGTGATGTTGATCCCCTTACGGGGCATCAGCCTCTGCCCTTCCCTGCTTCTCTTGAGAAGCTTGGACGACCACGGGTGTTTGGAGGAGAGCTTCATCGTTTGATCGCTCGTGCCCTGGCTAGGGCACGGGTGAACAACCGAGAATCGCGTTCTTTCTTTGCTTCTTACCTGCTTTGTAAGCGGGGATGGCCACAACTTTGTGACAAGAAGTTAAAAGAAACCATTGCAGATCATCAAAAGTATCTGACAATGATGCTTGACGCGCCTCGGGATGAATTGCTTTCGGAGATTCGGACTACCTGTAAAAAGGTTTTCCGTAACGCTTCCCTTAGCAAGCTCTCACCATCCCTCAACGCTTCTTCCGAATCAACGCGGAAAGAAGGCGGTGCGGATGGATTTGTGGCGAGAGAGGTAACACATTGTACCCTCTCTGACCTCGTCCCTCAACATCCCTCAGCTCGAGACTTCCATTTGGCAAAGGCCAATTGGCAAGAATACACTTTTGAAAAGTGTGATGAGCTGATGCGGACCATCGATGTGAAAAGCTTTTATTGCCGAGCACAAGTGATTCCTGAACCAGGTAAGTTCAGAATGATCACAGCAGGACCTGCGGTCCAGTATACTTGGCTTCAGCCCCTTCAAGGGCTTTTGCTTTCACGATGGGCCCAAACCCCTTACTCTACTATGAGAGAGGGTTGGGAGGACGAAGTTCAATCATGGGTGATTCCCGATGATTG